CATCAGCACTACGTTTCAAGTTGTTTTCAATTGACATTGTACAGTTCTCCTAAAGATTCTTTTTGACCTTTGGTTGGGATGATACGCAAGCGACCATCATTAAATGCCGCTATAATTTCACGGACTAAAGTTGCGCTGGGTTTGCCCATGCGCTCAGATTTTGCTTCAAAAATATCGAGTTCCTGTTGGCTTACTCGCACTCGCAAGTTACCATCCAGCACCTCGTTATCATTCTCAGACATGTTTAAACCCTCGGTTAATAAATTGATTACGGATTCTATTCTAGTTGCACAATGTGGCAGTTGTCAACATTTTATTTGACATTGTTCCACACCTCCCTTAATATCACCATGACAGAACTATTCTGTTGGCGTATTATTAACGGTTCAAATTGAGGTGATGAGTTATGAGTGAAGTTGTCGAAATAATAAAAACATCGTTTGACGGTTTAGAGAATAAATCAGAACGCGCAATACGCGATGAGTCGTTGGGTTTGTTTACAGACGACGGGAAACTGACAGCACAAGGTAACGCTGCTGAATTTATAAGCAAGCTCCCTGAAATCAAAATGTATATTGGTTGGGATGGGGAAGTGTACCCTAAATTCAAATTAATAAGCCGCAAAGTAAACTAATAATTCAAATTAAGGTGATGAGATTATGATTGATTTTGAAACTATTGAAGTTGGTGATGAAGTTAAAGTGGTTGGTATGGGTGCACCGGGGTTTGCAAACATCGATGACTTGCTTGAAATAACAAAGGTTGAGAATAGTAGAGTGTATGCTAAGCGAGAAGACGGTGAAGAAGCGTTCTTTGCGTTGAAATGTGGTGCATCAAGATTAGAATTAACTAAATAACCGAGCAACAATTCAATGGTGACAAACAGTGAATTCCTGACTGCGTTATTTGGTGAACATGCGCCGTGGGTACATGTAACAGACTTCCCCTATGACCCAGGTGACATCCCTAAAGACAAGCACCTAATCGCATGGAAGGGTGACTACTTCAGCCGGTACAATATCCAACCCGGTAGCAATCAATACTTCACCATCAGTAACTTCTACTGTGATGACGAGGGGCAGGCACGCAGACGCAAAGCACTCTTCAGACATACACCGGTGATCGTGCTGGATGATGTCAAAGAGAAGCTGTCGATGGATGAGGTGTCAAAGCTACCCAGTCCTGCGTGGATACTTGAGACATCACAAGGTTCGGAGCAGTGGGGGTACATTCTCAATGAACCATGTGAAGATCGCAGTCGTGTTGAGAACTTACTCGATGGTCTGGTTGCTAACGGGCTAGCTCCTGAAGGTCGTGATCCAGGTATGAAAGGGGTCACACGCTACGTGCGCCTACCTGAAGGGTCAAACAGTAAAGCATCAAAGTCGATCAACGGTGTGCCTTACAAATGTCAACTGACATTATGGGAACCAACCAGACGTGTGACACTTGAACAACTGGCTGCACCGTTCTGTGTTGATCTTGATCGGGTGCGACGTGAGTCACGTATCGATGGCGCAGCCGCTGTATCTGACCATCCGCTAATTAACATTCCTGAAATTATTCACATTAAAGAGGTGCGATCTGATGGGCGCTTTGACATCACATGCCCGTGGGTGGAAGACCACACGGGTTCAGACGATTCTGGCTCTGCTGTGTTCACAAACGCAGACGGGAGTATTGGGTTTAAGTGCCACCATGGGGCTTGTCAAGAGCGTACAGGACGCGACCTGCTTCGGTTCATCGATAGTCACAATGTGGAGTTCTCTGGAACACTCAAAAACTGGCAGATTATGCGTGAGTTCTCATCTATTGCCGAACCCAGTTTCCTTACCCCGGTTCAACAAATACGAACCCCCGAACCCGTTCCTATTAGCTTCCTTCAACCACAAAATATACTGCCATTACAGGAAACAGCACAGGTAGATGAAACCCCTGACCTCGATGCAATCCAGATGCTCTGTGATGAGCTGCTGCGACTGCATCCGACCAGCAATGAAGCACGCACTATGTCGTCACAGGTGCTGAAATACACCGACGACCTGCCAAAGATCGATCAGAAGCACTGGCACAACACTGTGTGCGACATTATGTCGTGGTCAAAAGTTGATTTAAAAGAGATTCTTAAAGACCTGCGTAAGCAATGGTACGGTGAACGAGCCAGCAAAGCTGACTTCTATGACAATGTGGTATTTGTAAAAGAGTTGAATCAGTTCTATGACTGGGAGTCACGCATCTTCTTCAGCACTGAGGCATTCCAGAACAGCTTCAGTCATGAGGATGCTGAGGCCAGGAAGATAGCTCTACAGGATGGTCGAGTGCGAAAGGTTGACCGGCTGGACTATGCACCGAAACAACCTCAGATATTCAATGAGAATGGCACCATGTATGCTAACACCTGGACCGACATCACTCAGTCAAACGGTGCGCAGGGTGACATCGCACGCTGGCACGACCACTTCGACGCGCTCGGATGGAGTGAGCACAGGAAGCATATTGAACAATGGATGGCGTTCACCTTGCGCCATCCTGAACGTAAGATCAACCACATGCTGCTGTTAGGCAGTGGTGAGGGTTGTGGTAAAGATTATCTGTTGTACCCGCTTACACGAGCTATGGGTGACAACTACACAGTCATCAGTGGTGAAGAGTTGCTGCGTGACTTCGACGATCATCTGCTGTCTACCAAGTACCTGCACATCAATGAAGCAGAGCTGGGTGACCGACGTGAGGCGATGGCGATCAGTAACAAACTGAAGCCGTTAGCAGCTGCTCCACCGGATACACTGCGTGTGAATCAGAAAGGCATCAAGCCGATTAAGATCCGCAACATACTGAACGCAACCATGACCACTAACAGCATGATGCCACTCAGGTTGAATGGCCCATCACGTCGATTCTTCGCGGTATGGTCTGACCTCAACCCGCGTGATGATCAAGATAATATGCGACGCGACTGGTTGGACTACTGGGAGGATCGATGGAACTGGATGAAGGGTAATGGCTGGCAAGCTGTGGCATACCATCTGATGTATCAGGTTGACCTGAGTGACTTCAACCCGGCTGAAGCTCCACCAATGACTGACTTCCTGCGTGAGATCAGAGAAGCATCTAAGTCACCGATGGTGCAGACACTTGAAGCGTTCGCCAATAAGCAACTGGGTGCGTTCAAATGTGACCTGGTGACAGCCAGCGACATGTCAGAGACATTGAAGAGTGGTGCTATATTCGCGCCGGGTGACATGTACACTGAGGGCAGGTACTTCACACCAGTGAAGACAGGTATGATCATCAAAGAGACAAACAGGTTCTCGCAAGCTCGTGCTTATCATTTAGGCACACCTGTGAGACTGTGGGTGCTGCGTAACAGAGAGAAGTACGAAGCAATGAATTCATCTGACTGATATCATGAATACCAGCGTCAGATTACAGAGGTGCGTGGTGAAGTGATGATGAAGATGGTGAAGTGATGGTTATCCGTCGCGCTTGATTGATTTGTTATATTTTGGAGATTAAAAAATGAAATACGTTTGTATGATTAATGAAGATAATGATTTAGAAATAATTACTTTTCCTAGAAACATTAACCATGATGTTATGGCTGATGCGCTCAGTCGGTTGAAAAACCAAATGCATGGCGCATGGCATCGAGTAAGTAGAACACCATTATCCGCTGGCTTCGTGGATGTTAATGGTAACTGTTTTGGTGAAAGTGAAACATTAGGGCTTGAGTCCAGAGGAATGGATGATACGACTCTTTTAGCTGAGCAAAGAATATAACCAATTAACACAGGGGACGCACTCTCTTTGCGCGTTCCCGCTGATGCGCCTTGTTAGGCGCGGGATAGAGATATGGAATTAAAATACAGCACAGACGAAGAAACATATAATCATGACAGCATACATGAAGCCGGTGAGAGTGCGTTTGATGATGTTGGCGTAAAAGTTGGCGACATAAGAACGATATATGCCGGTGAGCCGGTGAAGTTTACCGCCTCTGACTTCATGCCAAACGATCTCGAAGCTATGATGGACATGGCGTATGAAGAGATGGGGGAATACTGCGATAGCTGGCCTGATTGTACCGTTGAGCAAGGCAAAGAACTTGTTGACTTG